CGCCTGACCGATACCGGTCACCACCGAAGCGATCGGCCCAGCTGCTACAGCAAACGCGACCAATGCAATGGCGGCAGTCTGAATCGGCTCGGGCAACCCAGCAAACGCCCGCACTAGGCTTGTAAGCCCTTGCACAAATGGCGTCAGAATTGGCAGCAGATTCTCGCCTAGTTCAGTCCGCAGATCCTTCAGCGCTTTATCAAACTGCTGCATTGACGTTGGCGGCGGCGGCACAATCTTGTTGAGCTCCGCTGCAGCGCGAATCATCACTTCTGTAGTGATCTTCCCTTCACTTCCGAGTTTCTTGATCTCAGACGCCGAAACGCCCATCACCTTGGCGACAGCCTGACCCACAGCCGGCATCCGCTCCATGATCGAGCGGAGTTCGTCGCCCTGCAGCTTGCCAGAACCCAACGCCTGGCTCAGCTGTAGCAGCACTTCGCTGGTGTCATAGGTGGACAGGCCAACCTGCTTGGCCGCCTTGTTGACGCCAAAGAACACCGTTTCAATATCCTTCAGGCTGACGCCCATCGGTCGCAGTCGCCCGTAGAGATCCGTTACGGCGTTCTGCGCTTCAACATTGCCCAGCGCGAACTGCTCAGCCGCACGCGCCGCAACGCTGGTAACAGCCTGCACCTCGCCGTAGCTCTTTGCCAGCGCATTGATCCGCACCGATGCCGCTTGAGCTTCAATGCCGGCCTGCAGGAGATCACGCCCAACTGCGGCTAGCCCGATGGTGGCCGCCACGTCCGCCACACCACGCATGGCACCACGCATATGGCCGAGCGGTGAGACTGTCGCACCGGCCTTGCTGCCGATACCAGCCAGATCAGCGCCGAGCTTCTGGAGCGCGTTGCCGCCGTCCACCTTGGCGACAATCCTCAGAACGGCGTCCATGTTCATCGCCATTACGGACGCCTCCCTTTCTGCAGCTTTGGCTCAGCGGCCTTATTGATCAGTTCTTTCGCCCGGCTTTCCATGATCTGCAGATCCTCTAGCGCCTGCCGCCGGTTACCAACAGCGTAAAGATCCATCATCTGCAGCACCACGCCATAGTCCAGCCCCACCACACCAGCCCCACCGACACGCCACTGGGTTTGGCACTGCAGGAACAGCATCACGGCGTCCTCATGCTCAGGCCACACCTCAAACTCCTTAGGCCTGGTCACAACATCCGGCAAGCAGCTCAGGTCCGCGCCGTACGCCTTCAGGTCTTCCAACAGGTCATTGTTGGCGCCGCCGTCACCATGCCACCAGTGATCAACGGCGCCGGTCAGTTTCCCTTCTTCGCTACCTCCATGCTGCTGAACCAAGCCTTAATGATCTGCCCAGCGATCGTCGGGATCTCCAGCAGCTGATCCAGCGCAGACTCAGAGAACGGCACGTCCTTGCCGGCGTCATCAGTGATGCCTGTCCATCCGATCAGGAGCTCACGGGGAATTCTTGCCATCGTTTGCTCATCTTCAGGCTCGCCTTTCCCGGCTTCAATCATTCTCGCTAGCCTGATGATCTCATCAATTCTTGTCTGCGGCAGCCGCTTGAACTCCGCATCAAACGAATGCTTCTCTCGTCGGCCGCCATCAACCGGGATCAGCAACGGTACCGGCCACGTGTACGAAGCCGATTGCTTAAGAACGAATGCCATGATCGATCAGGTGAGCGCAATGCTCATTTCGTTGTTGGCAGCAGTCGCCTGCGCCATGTATGGAATGTTCAGCATCTGCACCCCGTCAGAGTCGGAGTACGTCGGGCCGTCAATGTTGCACTGGCCCATGCTCAGAGTGATGATGTTCCCAGCCGTCTGGCCGTGCTGCCATGCAATGGTGCCGGTGGCTTGGCTGATCACCTGAGCAAAGTAATCCTTCTCTCCAGCGCTGCTGCCGATCACCGGTGCCTCAATCACCACCTCACCAGACGGCGCCCGGTTGGTGATCGGATACTGCGCGCTGCAGCCGGCCAGCTGCCGGAGCGGGATCTCGTTACCCAGGTTCAGGTTGAACGACTCCATACAAGCTGTGGTCAACCCCAGCACGTTCACGTTGGTGGTGTTCGCGCTGTTCACAACCACCGGTGCCACCTGATTGGCAAACGTCGGGCTCAGCTGCGCTTCAACACCAGCAGCCACGTAGATACCGAAGAATTCAAAACTGATCCGAGGGATCTCACCGACCGCCAAATTGAACGTGGCGTTACCGCGGCAGCCGGCCAGCCGGTGGCGGTTGCCGTCATTGTTGAAGTCGAACGAGATCCCAGCGATGCTGGCCATCGCCGGGGCGTACGTCACCGACGTGTTGGCCACGATCGTCTCGCCAAACCCACAAGCGCGCAGCAGCTTCCCCCATGCCGGCGCTGTGCCAGCAGTGCCAGAACCGGCCAGCTCAGCGTCAAAGGTGACAGTGCCGACCCGTTGGCTGATGATCTTCGGCCGATTGCCAAAGTACGGCAGAACCAGCTCACGATCCACCAGGCCAGGATCCAGCGGCTGACAATCCAGGCTGCTCACCAGGATTGCGTCAGTGCCGGCGATCGTCTCGAACGTGCCGTAGGTCTGCTCCACAGCAGCGAGCAGCAGGCGCTTATGCGTCGATTTCGTCATTGCTCGAAGCAGGGACAGGTTCTGGCATCACGCACTCCGCAGGCTTGACGCACTGCTCAATCCATTTCCCGGTTGCTTCATCCAGCAGATAGCTCCCGCCATCCATCGGACGAGGATCAGGTTCAGGTTTGGATCGTGCCATTGGGGCTGTGATTCCACAACCTCAGCCTATGAACCCAGATCGGTAACACTCGTCCGATACCGCACCCGGTAGGTAAGCACCTCCCAGACAGCCGCCAGATCGCCCTTCTCGAACTGCGGATCACGGCCCTGCGGCCAGATATCCATAGCCAGTCCATCAATGCTGCGATCAGCCATCAGCAAGCTGTGGACCGACTTCACCACCGGATCAGCAACCTGATCAGGGATTGTGCCGCGGGCATACACCGCCACCACCAGCGTCATGGTGTGGTCAATCTTGCAGGTACTGACAGGCTCCGCTGCGATTGACTCAGGCCCAGGTTCGATCACCACTGCTGGCGATTCGTTACGACTGAACGCCTCCTGTCTGGAGCGGTACACGCGGCCTGTGGCGCCACTGGTGGCCGCCAGCGTGGTGGCGACTGCCGCGAGAATCTGTTCGCGTTTGGTGGTCATAGCAGGACGTAGATCTCATCCAGATTGGCGGCAGCCAGCACCGCTGCCAGTTCAGTCAGTTGCTCGGGTGTGAACTTGCCGGTGCTCAGGATGGCCATCATTGATGCTTGGATTGCCGCTTCATACGGCCGGCCCGCTTTGGCGTCGCCGAGCAGGGCGATGAACTCGGTGCCGAGGGTGTTCATCGGCAGCGACACCATTGACTGCTCACGGATGGCGGCGTAGAGACTGCTGGCCATCAGGCCTTCCCAGAACAGGTAGTAATCAGGGCTGGGCTCGACGGGATCAGGATCAAGCGGTTGACCAGCCTGATAGGCCGCGATCACCTCCGGTGTCCAAAGTGCCGTAGCAATGGCTTGCATCTCGGCCGGCTCGCCGGTCATATCGTCGCCAGGCGCTTTGCTGTGGCGATGATATGACTTGCCGATTTCAACGCCATCACGTTCGATGATGTCAGCGCGACGGCATTGCAGCACCTTAAACGGCGGGATAACTTCAATCTGATACTCGGAGCGTTCAACGAGAGCCATGGGATGATCCTCAGATGGATTCAGCGATACCAGCCGCTGAACTCAATCGTGGCGGCGGTGTCCATTGCGACGGCAGCATTGCTACCACCGGCTGATGGCCTAGTGCGGATGTCGGCGTAGGTCTGGTTATCTACAAAGTTGAGATAAGGAGTACCGGAAACGGTGAGATTACTGAATGTCATCATACCTGGCATAGTAGTGCTACAGCCAAACGGAAGGCCGGCAATGCGTAAGTTGCCGGTCCCCGTATGCGCAGTCCAGGCAATCGCACCCGTCACAAACTTGATATTGCCAACCTTGAAATAGTAGGCAAAGCGCGTTGAATAAGTACCAGTGCCAGCCGTCGTCGTGCCTTCAATCACCGGTGTCCACTCGCCTTCTTCGTAGTCATCCAGCGTGTTTGGATCACTGGATGGAACCTGTGTCGCTGGGAAGGTGATGCCCTCAATGCCCGTCAACACCTGGGCAGCGCTGGCCCGGTTCAGGGCAATGGCCGTGGTGCCTACATAGGTGGTCTGACCAACAGCAGCAGCACCCAGGGTGGTGAGCTGCGCTGCGGCATCGGCATCGTCCAGCAGCGCGCGCCCTGCTGCCGTGCAGACGATCTCTTCAATGTCCCCAGCGCCAGCCGAGCTGCGCCCCAGCAGGCGATCCGTCGTGCTGACGTTTTGGATCTTGGCGTAAGTGACTGCATCGTTGTCGATCGTCCAGGTGGCGCCGGAGCCGGACACCGTGATGTCACCCTTGTCGCCATCTGCCAGTCCCCCAGATTCGGCTGCCCAGATCGGCTTCTGTCCTGCGCCTTGCGACTTCAGCACATAACCTGACGTGCCGGCGCTGCCATCCAGCAGTATCAGGCCCTTCAGATCAACGTCTGCATAAAACTCGCGAGGCATCAGCCGGTTACCACTGCAGTGAACTGGTTAGACGTCGGCGCTGTCGTGAATATCAACGTCAACGCAGACGTGCTGGTATGCCGCACATCGCATTCGATCTGGTCATAATTTCCAGAGTTGCGGTACACCGTCACCTGCAACGCACGGCTGCCTAGGTTATGAGTCAGCGTAAAAGACGTTGCGGAGCCATCGCCTAAATCACTGGTATATCGCTTGGTCTTACCGCTCCATGTCGTCAGCTTCAGCGGTGTCACCGCTCGCTCGTCATCCGTACCAGTATCGGTCTCGCTTTGAGTGGCAATCTCAATGCGGCCAGCAACAGTCTCGCTCGCCACAGGCACAGCCGCATTGAACGCATCCCAGACCACGTTGCTGGAATCAATCGTGCCGTTCACCTGCGTTTGACGCCATTGCGTACCCGCATCGGTGCCTTCCTCCACCGTCACCACTGCCGCCTCAAGCTCGGCAAACGTAGACGCATCCAATGCTCTCGTCGCAGGTGTTGCTGCACCAGTCCACACATAGATCCCGTTCTGTGATGCGGTGCTCTGCAGACGCACCAGCATCCGATCACCAGCACTCATGCTGATTCCATCAACCGTCCCACCAGGCGCTGACAGGTTGACATTTCCCTGCGTACTTACGCGCACCGAATCCTTCCACGCCAACCCCTCAACAAACGAACGCACCTGTGCCAGCGTCGCCGGCTCTTGCGGATCGGTTGCATCCTGCAGGTTCAAAATCCTGCTCGCGCTCAGCAGGTCCAGGTCAACATAAACAGCGCGGGCCATGACTCAAGCCTATTTAGCTACAGCCTACTGATCAGGTCAGCCTCGCAAACCCAGCAGTTGCCTTCGTAAACGTCACCACCACTTGATTGTCTGATGTATGAACGACTGCTGCATCAATCTCTTGGTTCCCACTATCAAACAACTCTACCGATGGCTTAAATCCTAGATTATGGTTAATTGTCCAAGTCGACGCAGAAACAGGCTGCGTATGCACATACGCAGCACCGCCGGCAGCGTCCACCCAGCTAGTGCCATCATATTTCAGCGTTTCACCAGCTTCAGGATTCGTCAGATCCACATCAGCAAGATCGCCCAACTCCATCGCCCTCATTCCGCCAGTTGGCGTTGGTACGCTTCCAGCAATTTCAGTCAACGACACAACGCATAACAGGCCATCACCAATCCGCATCGGCTCCTGTCTTGCTTGGTAGTTGATGCCATCAACCGTTAGCTCTGATCCATACGTCAAGCCACCCAGCTCGCTGGTCTTTACCGTTAGCGCATTTTCAACACTGATCACCTGTTCATCAATTACAAGCTCAGATTTGCGATCAAACATTCCCTTGGTCGTCAGCCCGCCATACACCACCTCGACAGCGCCAAGCCGTCTTGATGTTGCATCAAACATTCGCAGATGCAGCCTATCCCAAGGGTTGGCCATAATCAGACATACTCAGTAACCTGAGCAGTGCCATTAGCGCTGGCCCAGATTCCGTAGATCACACCAGCTGGCACCAGCTGCTGGTCAAACTGCAGAAACCCACCAGCCGCTATCTCAACAAAGGAATTCGCTGTTGTGGCTGGTGTTGAAAACGATAAGTAGAGTTTTGCGCTGCTGACGTTGCTAACCGTTATCCCTTTGCGGTTTGCGTTGGCTGCCAAAATCGTCACGCTACTAGCGCTGCTCGCCACGCTCGTCGTGGTTGGTGTACGCAACGCTACGCCCACAGGCAACGGGTCAGTCGGACTCACAGTCCGGCCTTGGCCGTCCGCTCCTACAAATCCGATCGCCGCGCCCATGGTCGTCTCAATGCAATAGTTGAAAGCCCCGGTTGCCCGGGGCTAGGGTTGTTGATCAGGTCACAGCAGTAGCGGTCTGGTTCGAAGCAGTTGGCATCAGCTTCACCAGCAGGTTCCCAGCCACAGCGCCAGACGTTGCCACGTTGATACCGACCAGCACATTCGCAGTGGTCGAAGCCGTGGTAACAGTCTTCACGCCGTTGCCCGAGAGCACGCAGTAAACCGGCAGGCCTACCGACGCAAACTCCTCGGTGCCAGATTTGGGAATGCTGAACACACCAGTGGTCTTCAGCTCAACCTGTGCGCCGCTGGCAGCATCCGTCACCGCAATGCCGCGGATGCGACCCACCTGCACAAAGTCACCAGAGGCAACAGTCGCAGGCGCGGTGACGGTAATCGTGTCGCCGTCTTGAATGTAGTTCTTCATTGGAATGATCTCCGGAGATAAGGATCAGGAAGCCGCAGCAGCGCGGAAGAAGCCGCGATAGTCCTTGACCGCTGCACCGAAGTCGAAGCGGGCCAGGAGCTCAACCCCGTCAGGGTCGCGCTTCTCAGTGGTCGTCACCGTGGGGCCTTCCTCGCCGGCCAGGTAGCCGTAGACGATCCCCTCAACCGAACCAGGTGATGCAGCCAGATACCAAGTGGTGGCCGACCCATCAAGCCGTGGCTCAACAATCAGCTGCACACCAGCGGTCTGCACACTTACCGGGCCGGCATCACCAGTCCGAGCAGCAGGAGCAAATCCTGTCGGGAACAGGAACTGCTGCGCGGTGGCCTCCAGATCGGTGGGCACCATCATGTAGCTGGGGGTGAGGTTGATGGTGTTCCCCGCCAGATCGGTCTGCTTACGCATCAGCTTCCGAGCAGCATTGAAGCCGGTCGTGGTGATGCTCTGCGCCGAGCTGTTGTTGTGCGCTGCATTGAACAGCGACAGACCATCGACACTGGTGACAGCGTTGCCGGTGATCAGCGCCCAGATAATGTTGCTCTCCAGCCGGCGGAAGCCGCGACCGAGCATCTCCGGCACGCGCTCCATTGCGGAGAGATCATCGTTGATGATGGCCTGACGGGTCAGGGTCACCTTGCGGGCGTAAGTCGCCAGCTTCCAGGTGTGCTGACCTTCGACCAGGGTTCCGGCCTTGTACTCTCCACCCTCAAGCAACGCCTCAGGGGTGAGCGCGCCAGCGATAATCAAGTCGTTGGCATTTTTAAAATCTGGCAGGTTCCGCTGACGTGCGATCGGCCGCCAGGTATGCGGCTCCTCCATGTAGGCCGCATCCAGCGTCTTGCCGGCCAGATTGCTGAATAGCAAGGGAAAATCACTAGTGGAGTGGAAACCACGGGTCACCAGTTCGCTCTTGCTCATCCCGCGGGTGTTGATGCCGCGGGAATCCAGATACTGACGGGTCAGCTCCAGCAGGGTGTAGGACCTGTACTCGCGGCCCAGCTCGGCGTCTTCACCCTTGAGAACACCAGGCCGGATGCGGGCCTCCAGACCCAGGCCGATGCCACGGAGCAGGGTGTCGCCAGCGTCGCGGGTCACCTCGACACGGGCGGGATGGCCGATGGCAGCAGGGCCACCTTCAGAGCGAACATCACCACCCTCAAGGCGCAGACGCATCAGGCGCACGGCCTCACGGCTGCACTCCATAACGGTCTTGCCGGAGCGGATCAGTTCGTCGGTCTGCTCAGCAGTCAGGCCAGCGTCTTGGCCGAGGCGGAGCAGGTCACGCTCACGGCGGAGCTCAGCAGCAGTGCGCTGCAGTTCGGCGTCGGGTTCAGGCTGGGCGGAAGGTTCAGCAGCGCGCACCTGGGTTGCAGGCTGCTGCTCAGCCGGATCACCTCCGGCCTGGCTCTTCAGGTTGTCGGGCATGGAAGTGTCCGGTGCAGATGATTGATTGCGGGTTTGAGCTTTCGCGTCAAAGGGCACGCCCACCAGACTGAGCTCCATTGGCTCCCAGTCAGTGGCTCTGTAGGTCGGCGGCTGACCATCCGCGCCACGGATCGGATCAGACCACTTGTGGACCTGATAACCAACCGAGACGTTGCGGATGATGCCGCTGGCTACATCACGGAAGATCGGCTCCACCTCTGCACGTTCCGAGAAACGCACACGGGCTCGGCCTTCTCCGTTTTCAATCCACGCACGCTCCACCACCCCAAGGATGTTGGAGAGATCAGCGGATTGATGGCTGTTCAACAGCGCAGCGCCGTTGTTCAACCGATCGAGACGCACTGCATCAGGGCTCATGTCGAGCTCTTCAAACCAGTCGCCGTCGAACCATGAAGCACGACGCCCCCTAGCACCAGTGGTCCAGGTCAGCTCAATAGTGCGAGCATCAGGGTTCAGCGTCGCCGGCTGGAAAGCCGCACGCCGCATATCACCAGGGTGGGGGTGTTGAGTCTCCATGCTTCACAGCGTAGGGACCACAACCGGAAGCCCAGCCCCAGCGGTTAGGCGGGCAGTGCCAAGGGGAGCTGGCCCACCACAGCCGCCGGACAGTGGCGCCGGATTTTGGCCCATCGCGCCTCATCGAAAAAGGGTTGAGACCTGTACCAGGATTCGACGGGTCGGGTGTGCTTGCTGCTGTTGCATCTAGAGCAAGCCGGAACCACATTGCTGGGCTCATCTAACCCACCAAGCGTCAAAGCTAGAACATGGTCAACAGTCGGCTTGGCGGTGGAATTGCAATACGCGCAACAATTACTCCACAGAGCAAAACGTTCAGCCTGCGATTTCAGGTTTAATGCGAAGAGAGCACGTTGACGGCCGGATCGACGAATGGCCTTGCGCCTGCGTAGATGCTCGCTGTGTTTTTCTGGGTTTGCAGCGCGCCAGGCTGTTACTTGAAGGCGAACCTGCTCGCGATTGGCCTTGTACCTCTTGCGTTTTGACTCCAGTATCTTTTCGCGATTTGCGGCCTGCCATCGACGCTTTATTTCTCTAGATCGTTCGCGGTTATCTTGCGACCACTTTAGCGCTGCATCAATTGATTTTTGCTGATTGGCAGCGTACCATGCACGAGCCCTTTGCGATGCAACATCGCGATTTGCTAAGTAGTACTGCCTTTGGTATTCTTTGACTTTTTCAGGCTGCAAAGCCCTTAATGCCCGCGATCTTTCCATCGCCTTGTTTGCAACGTTGGCAAGCAGGTGATACTGAACACTTCCATAGCTTCTTCCCAGTGCTCGGGCGATCTGCGCTATCGGCACCCCACAAGCCGCCGCCACTTCAGCGGTCACCTGCTCTTGCGCTGTCCACGGCCTG